GGGTATTAATAACAAATATTATGTCATCCCTCGCTTTCAAACTATTGCCGGTGGTGCCTATGCTTATTCCCCTGCCACGGTAGTCGGATTGCCTGATGCGAGAGCGTTACAGGCGATGACTCACACGCTATTAGAAGCTGGTGAGCGCTACGCAAGACCTCCAATGATAGCCACTCAAAAGGTTATCCGATCTGATGTTGACCTGGCACCTGATGGTATCACCTGGGTTGATGATGAATACGATGAGAAGAAAGGCGCATCACTGCGCCCTATCGCACAAGACCGGGGTGGATTCCCTATTGGTTTAGAGATGCGTAACGACATTAAAAAAGTATTATCAAGCGCTTTTTATCTTAATAAACTATCCCTTCCTGATATCACGAGAGAGATGACGGCTTATGAAGTAAGCGAGCGAATGAAGCAGTTTAGGCGTGAAAACCTCCCGTTATTTGCGCCCATTGAATCAGAATACAATGGCCAATTATGCGAAATAGCATTTGAGATTGCCATGCAGGGCGGCTTATTGGGTTCGCCTTACGACATACCAGAATCATTGAGCGGTCGTGATGTTAAGTTCAAATTCACTTCACCACTGTCAGAGTCTGAAGAAGAGAAGAAAGCCAATAAGTTTAACCAGGTTAGTCGTATGCTTGCTGAAGCCGCTGTAATAGACGAGGGCGTTACCGATAACGTTAACTTTGATGTTGCATTACGTGATGCCATTACCGGCATGGGCGCACCAGCACAGTGGCTGAATGACCCCGAGCAAGTGGCGCAGCAAAGAGAACAACGAGCAATGATGCAAGCGGCACAAATGGCAGCGCAAGGCGAGGTGCAGCAATGAGTACTACATATAGTTTAGTTTGCGATGAGTGTAAAGTTACATACTGGTGCGGTCAGTCGGATTATTTATATGACGATAAAGAAACCTGCAATTTCTTACATCAACATTGTGGTCATAAAATTAGATTCGTTAACGACCTTGTTGATGATAATTCCACTGATGGATATGAAGATCACAAGCAAGGGGTAAAGTAATGAGATTTGGACCAGCCATAGACGATGTGATCAAGTTTGGCCACACAGCAAGTCGAGAGTGCGACTATCCACATACTCACATTGGGTTTAGACTACCCGATGATAAATCAGACTTAACCGGTGGTTATTTCTACAAATCGTTTATGTATGATGGCCAGTTAATTACCGTACCCTGGACACCTGACACCTTTGATATGACGGCTTATGACTGGGTGATAAATGAAACCTGACAATATATGCCTGGACGTTAGGCAACCGCACAAGCACGAGCATGAAGCACTTAAAAACCTGAGCGCCGGGACCGCATCAGAATACCAGCAAAAGCTAGCGCTTAAATACATTGTAGATTCACTTAGTAGAGCGCACGATTTGCTTTACATACCGAATAGTTTTGACGAAACAGCATTTATAAATGGACGCGCGTTTGTCGGTCAAAACATACTTAGAATACTAAAACAGCCAGTTGGCAAATACGATACCGAGGCCGAAAATAATGTTTAACTTTAATAGAATTACCCAAGTATTCCGCTCGCCAGATCCAGATGGTGGTGGCGGCGATCCAGCTCCAGTAGCTGATCCGGCAAGCCCAGCGCCTACGATAATGAGCGACCCAGCACCGGCTCCATCGGCTGATCCCGCACCGTCAGATCCGTTTTATAAGTCAATACCTGAAACCTGGCGTAACGAGTTAGTTGATTCACTGGGCCTCGAAGGTGATGATGCCACCAAAAGACTGGCGCAACTTGGCCGGGTCACAGATATGCAGTCATTCACTAAAAACTATTTTGAAGCGCAAGACAAAATCCGTGAAGGTGTTAAGCCTGTCGGGTTAGGCGAGAACCCAACCGATGAGCAAATAGCAGAGTACCGTGAAACCAATGGTATTCCTGATTCGGCTGAAGGGTACGGAGATGCGTTGGAAGAAGGTCTGGTTCTTGGTGATACTGACTCACGAATTATGGATGAAGTATTTAAGGTTGCGCATGATCTAAACATTCCCAGCGATCAGATGGGTCAATTAACCAATGCCATGCTCACCGCTCGAGCAGCAGAAGAACAGCAAATTGTACAGCAAGACGGGTTAGACACTCAAAATACCCGCACTATGTTAAACGAGCAATGGGGCGCAGACTACCAAACCAACATTAATATGATCCAGGGGTTAACTCAGCAGCTACCAGAGTCAATTCGTGATGATTTTATGAACGCTCGAATGGCAGATGGTCGGGCAATGTTTAATTCTCCTGAAGTGGCTCAGTTTTTCGCTGATGTCGCAAGAAAAGTTAACCCGGCTGGTACCGTGGTACCTAACTCAGCTAATCCGACTGAGGCTATCGACAGCGAAATTACCAAACTAGAAGCCAGGATGGGTACAGATGAGTGGCACAAAGATTCCAAAGCACAACAGCGTTATCTAGATCTAATCACAGCACAAGACAATATGAGGCAATAAACATGGCACATAAATCCGATTACGGCAATCAACCAAGTAAGCAGAAGTTCAAGAAGACCAGCAATACAGGTGGTCGATCAACGATGAAGACCAACACACGGAAGGCTAGTTACCGAAACCCGGCGCGTAAGAAGCCGCAAAAGCTAACAACCATCATGAGCGGAGGTTACTAATGGCCACTAAAGCTGAAGTAAAGGCTATCGAGAAAGAGATAGCCGAGCATCGAGAGCATGAGCCCGAGATGGCCAATGGCTTAATCCTGGCTCTTGCCATCTTGAATGATGAGCACGAACCTAAGTATATTGGTATCTCTCCCGAGCCTGTTGACCCGGTTACTCCGGCAATCAAAGGCTCATTCGCCTATGCTCTTAATGAGATGGAAGGTAACGGCAACCAGGTTCATCAGACAGGGCTTAAAGACTCTGTATTGTCATTCGAAAAGGGCAAATTTTACAGCACTAGCCCTATCCGTGGGCGTGAACTATTGAAAGAGTTTCCTTTTTCTATGGTTAACGCTAAGAACTGGGTGATTTATGAAGGAAGTTAAGGTGGGTCATACCGTTTACGCTGCCTGTATTAATGACATTGATAATGTGGGATTTGTTCTTCCCATTACTATCGTGTCAGATAAGTTCACTATCATACTCGATGAGGGTGAGCATATGCGGTACGCACATCGCAAGTGGATGAATAACTTAATCCAGGCAAAGCAGGCTAAAGTTTATCAATCAAGACGAAAAGCAACCATGCAACTAAAACTGAGGGGCATTACTTAGCATCGTTAAGCGCCTTTGAAATAGGGCGTTAACCGATGCAAAGTTGCTATTAATATGCAAAAGCATTAAAATACACAAGACAACCGTAACATAGACCCCACACAAATACGGAGCGACCCCGAATCCCACGGTTAACTCGCTAAAGTATTTCAAGGCCAACTCGAACCAACGGTAAATATAAACTTTCTATTAAGGAAAACTCATGGCTGATACAGCGTTTCAACGCATGTACCGTCAAGAATTTATTGCAGGTTTCGAGAAGCGTCAAACTCTTGTTCGTCACACTGTAGTAGTAGAAACTGAAGTCCGTAGTAATGAAGCGGTCTTTTTAGTTGCTGATTCTGGTGGTGCCACTGCGGTTACTCGCGGCGTAAATGGTGATATTCCAACACGTCCGGATAACCTAAATCAATTCACCGTCACTTTAAAAGAGTGGCACGATGTCCCTGAACGGACCAACTTTAACATCTTCGCTTCACAAGGCGATGGTCGTAAAATCATGCAGCATACCTGTATGGCTGTTATTAATCGCCAGATTGATAATGACATTCATGATGCGCTGGGCAATGCGACTAACACATGGGGCGCGGCTGCTGTTGCAACTCTGGATCTTGTTACGTTGGCAAAAACCAAACTTGGTAACGCATTTGCAACTAAAGATGCACCGGTTTTCGCGCTGATCACACCAGCATTCTATGGTCGGTTAATGGGATTAAATCAGTTTACTTCTGCTGACTTCATCTCAAGCAAGCCATTTGAGGGCGTTGATAAGTCTTATGCCTTTAACTGGTATGGCGTTAACTGGATTGTCGATGCTGACTTACCAGGTGTAGGTACTGACCTCGCGGTTTGCTTTATGTATAGCAGAAATGCCATTGGTCACGCTTGCGACATGGAGCGAGTGCAAACGTATGTAGGCTACGACGATAAGAATGATAAGTCGTGGGCGCGTTGTTCTACCTACATGGGATCTAAACTGTTGCAGAATTCAGGTGTCATTAAAATGCCACACCTTGAATCTGCCTTAAGCTAAGGAGATAACCCATGGCTTATTCAACGGCAACCCCATTAGCATTGGTCGCGCAGCGTGTAGGCGCTAGCGGCGGTGCTATCTGGATCTACTCATCTACAGACGATAAGGTAGCTGTAACGGCTGCTGATTACGTAAGTGATGGGTTTGATCTAGGAGCGAAGGTAGGCGATATTGTGCATCATATTGATAGCACTAATGTCAAAATTAACACATTGATTGTGAGCGTAGTTACAACCGATGGCGCTGCAACACTGGCCACCGCAACATCTCAAGAGCTATTAGCTTCAGGTGCTGTCACTCCAGGTGTTTCTTCCATCGAGCTTAATCACGCAACCGTAATTATTGCGGCAACAATTTCAACATCATTGGATCACCAGGGGTTATTTGTAGTTAAAGACACCTCTGCATCAGGCACTGCTGCCCATACATTAACACTCACAGTAGGAACGTTTAACGGCACTAATAATGTCGCTACATTAAACGCACCTGATGAAGCGTTAGTGGTGTGGTTTGACTCTGCTGGTGACGGTACTATTGTTGAGAACGTTGGCACAGTGGCCTTAAGCTAAGGAGAACAGGAATGGCTTATTCGACTTCCAACCCTCCTGTTTTGATTACTCAACGAGTAGGTGATGTTGCTGGCGGTGTATGGTCTTACGATAGTGCAGATGTTGCAACTACCGTAAGAGCAGCGAATTACATCACCGACGCTCTCGATTTGGGCATGAAAGTAGGGGACACAATGATCCAGCATGATAGTGCTGGTGCGACAGTCGCACATATTTACCCAGTATTAACAGTGGCCTCTACCGGTGCTGATTTGGGTGATGGTACGGCAATTGATGTAACCAATAGTTAGACCTTTTCGGTCAGGGGTTAGTGGTTTCGCTAGCCCCGTTTACCTTGGCTATCTGGATGATGGCCCTTTTTGGAGAAACACCATGACTGACAAAATATTACCGGCTATAAAAGGAAAAGAGTTCCAAACCGCCGAACACAGATATTCCCGATTTGACTGCCTCTTACCCGCTGGCGTAACTCAAGGCGATTTAGAAAACCCTGCTTTATGGGTGAATATTGCCCCTCGATTAAAAATGTTTGATGAAGTAAGGGCGGTTGCAGAAGATCATAGTTTTGTTGCTTATTTAATTGTTACCTTTTCGCAAGGCACCGATGCGAGGTTAAAGATCACGTCCGGCGCTGATTTGGCTGGTAACGAAGACATTGAAGTTCCCACGTCTAAGTACGAAGTGAAGCTAAGAGGACCAAAAAAATGGTGCCTCATGAATAATGAAACAGGCGAGTGTATCAAAGAGGGCATTCCTAAAAAGTCTGATGCTTACCGCGAATTAGAAGATCACATTGCGGCTTTAAGCCGATAAGAGGTAAGCATGGCTCTTGATAAGCTAAAGGTTTATAACAATGCGTTAATCCTAGTGGGTGAGCGCACATTAACAAGCCTTACGGAGAATCGAGAGCCACGGCGCTTACTTGATTCATCATTCGATTTCGACGCAATCAACTATTGCCTTGAGATTGTTAAGCCCGTATTTTCCCGCAAAACTATAAAGCTAACCAATTCGGTTCCTAGTGTTAATCACGATTTAGATAATGTATTTACCTTGCCTAGTGACTGGATCGCTACGGTCGACGTTTATAGTGATTCGCGCTTAGATCAACCTATCACACGGTACATCAATGAAGACAGAACGATTGCGTGTGAATACGATACCGTGTTTGTTCGCTACACATCATCTGATAACGCAGAGGTCTACACCAAGTGGTCGCCAGCCTTTGCCCTTGTTGTGTCAACCTATCTTGCTAGGGAAATATCAACAAGATTAGTTCCTGCTGAATACGAAACACTCAATGAAAAGTTTTCAGAGCGTATTGAAGCTGCTTTAAATATTGAAAGCACCAAAGAGCCAAGGCAGCGAAGCAAAGCGTCAACGTCAACGCTCTCATTAAAGCTGTTAAACATTTATAACGATGCGCTTCAACTGATGGGGCTTGAGAAGATAACCGACAATAACGATGATTCCCATCGGAGATCAGTATTAGATACCTCCATTGATGCTGATCTAGTCGAGGCAACGCTAGAAGATATCGGTTGGCATTGGGCGCTTAAGTCTATCCTATCAAACTTTGACCCGGCTCTTGAGCCAGAATGGGGATGGGATAGGGGCCACAAATTACCAGATGATCTACACCGGTTAGAGGGTGTATTTCACGATGAGTTCTTCCAAAGGCCACTAAAAACATACTTGGATGAAGACGGTATATTATTTACTGATTTTGACGTTATTTATATTCAGTATGTTTCAAGTAGCTTCTTAATTGGGCCTGATAATTGGTCCCCGTCATTCAGACGCTTAATCGCTGCTCGAATGGCAAAGGACGCTTACATGGTGTTAGCCCCTGAGTCAGCCAACAGAGTCGAGGCCGAGTTTGAAAAGCGCGAAAGCGCAGCTAAATCCATCGATGCCATGCAGTCACCGCCTAGATTAATCGCAGAAGGCTCGTGGGTCAGAGCAAGAAACACCGGACGATCACAGCGCCGGAGACCATAAATGGCCATATATAATAAGTTCAATCGCGGTGAAGTTGATCCATTGGCGCTGTCCAGGGATGACGTTACCAAAATTAACAATTCATGCGAGACAATGCTTAACTTCCTGCCTCTAAGATTAGGGCCAATGCAGTATCGACCTGGGTCTGAAAGCCTTGGCACTGTTGTTGGTGAAGCTTACATGGTTGAGTTTGTTTCAGCCATTGATGACATAGCTATCCTGCAATTTACAAACGATCAATTACGTATATGGATAGATGACGAAATCCTAGCAAGAACAGCCGTTGGCAGCACAATAACTAACCCTAACTTTACTACCGATCTATCAGGATGGACTGACAATTCAGGAGCCGGTAGTTCAACCGCATGGGAGTTTGGCAGTTATGCGGCACTAAAGGGAAGTGGCACAACTAGCGCAGTATTATTTCAAACCGTAACGTTAGCCGGGCCTGATGTTGGATTAGAGCATGGACTATCGATTGATATTTTCCAAGGTAATGTCACGGTTAAGATAGGAACCAGTGGCGTTAGCAGCGATGAAATATTCTCAGGGGTTTTGGGGCCAGGAACGCATTCTTTGGTATTTTCTCCTGCGTCCAACTTTACGATCACGCTATCAAGCTCTGTAGAATATACAGTAAGAGTTGATTCTGTTGATATTGAGGCTGCTGGCGAGGTCATCTTAAACACTCGCGTAGGCATCACTGAGCTATCAACCATTAGGTACACACAATCTGCTGATGTTATTTTTATTGCTTTTGACTCAGGTCAGCAATTTAAGGTTGAAAGGCGCGGGATCAAGTCGTGGTCTGTGGTTGATTACTTCACTAATGATGGACCATTTGGAAGCATTAACATATCAGAAATAACGCTAGCTTCGAGCGCGATAAGCGGTGACACCACAATTACCGCATCATCGGCTTACTTCAAGCTAGCCCATGTGGGCGGGCTATTTAAGCTTGGATCTGCTGGTCAATTAGTTACGGCGACCGTTACAGCACAAGACACCGGCACCAACTCAATACGTGTTACAGGGGTTGCAGAATCAAGACAATTTACACTAACAGTAACCAGCCTAACAGGAACCGGGTCAACAGTTACCCTTCAGAGATCTACTGATGATGCCACATGGGTTGATGTCGAAGATTACACCATTGACCAGTCAAAGACCTTTGATGACGAACTAGATAATTCTATACTTTTTTATAGGCTCCACGTCAAAACTGGTGACTATGTTGCCGGCACAATCGTCTTAACATTAGACTTCCCTGGTGGTTCGATTGAGGGTATTTGTAGAGTAACCGGATTTATTTCATCAACATCGGTAGCAGCTTCTATCTTAAAGGCTTTCGGATCAACATTAGCTACTAACAACTGGTTTGAAGGGCAATGGTCAGATGTTGAGGGGTACCCAACATCAACAAAATTATACGAGGGCAGGTTATGGCACGCTGGCAAATCAAACTTATGGGGTTCAGTGTCTGATTCTTTTCAGTCGTTTGATAGAGACATTGAGGGCGATTCAAAGTCAATATTTAGAACTATCGGATTTGGCCCAATTGATACGGTTCAATGGTTAGGCGAGTCAACCAGGCTCATCATGGGCATTACTACCGACGAGATAAGCGTTAGATCATCTTCTTTCGGTGAAATATTGACCCAAAACAATATCAACCTTAAATCTGGATCATCTCAAGGCTCGGCACCAATAGATGCAATTAGAATAGATGACTTGCTTTATTATGTTCAGCGTTCAGGCGTGAAGATAATGGAGTTAGAATACGCGCTAGGCTCTGATAATCATAAGGGCCGTGACCTGATGACCCTGCATCAGAATATTTGCATTGAGGGCATTAAAAGAATAGCCGTATCAAGACAGCCAGAAACGAGAATAATTATTGTGCTTGATGATGGAACGGTCAGGGTTTACCTATTCGACCCGGCTGAAGAGGTTTCAGCGTGGAGCAGGTTAACTATTAAAGATGGCTTAGTCGAAGACGTGGTTATAACGCCAGGACTAAAAGAGGATGTAATTCACTTTGTCGTTAACCGTAGTGGTACCAGGTATTTTGAAAAGCTTGCTAGATTATCGGATTATGTCGATAAACACTTTGATGCTTTCAAAGCTTACACGTCACCAGGAATAACAATAACCGGCCTGTCTCACTTAGAGGGTAGCACCGTTGGTGTTTGGGCTGATGGTTTCGATAGAGGAAAGTTCGTAGTATCTGGCGGCAGTATTACCGTGACAACATCTTATACCAATGTGGTGGTTGGTTTGCCCTACGTAGCAGATTACCTCTCTAACAAACTTGGCCAATACATACCAAGCGGATCAACTGGTAAGGCATCAAGATTAACAAATAGATCCAGAATAATTGAACTGGGTTTAATAGCTAAAGACTTGCATCCTAACGTGTTTACTTATGGGCCATCGTTTGATTTGTTAGATCCACTACCTAAATATGAAGAAGATGACGATCTTAATCAGTACGACAATACGCCGTTTGAATTTAACGGCACCCATGATACTGATAGCAGGGTAGCGATGAGAGCAACCGGCCCTGTCACGATATTAGCGATGGTGTTCAATGTCAGAGACTCCTAAAATACGACCTCTTAAAAAATCTGACTTAGGCGAATTTAATAGCATGGGTAAGACTGTTAGGGGCTACGCTGTTGAATTAGACGGTAAAGTTATAGGCATTGCCGGTGTTCTTCACACTAGGCCGCTACAGGCTTTTAGTAGAATGGAAGACGAATTAAGAAAGCATCCTAAAACAATAATTGAAGTCATCAACACGTTTAAGGATATTCTTAAAAACTACGACATGCCGGTTTATGCAATCGCTAGCGAAAAAGAGTATAATTCAACTAAAGTACTTGAACGAATAGGGTTTGAGCTAATGAATGATAGGAAATATGTATGGATTCCATAAAAGATCCGCTAGGGCTTGGCTCTACACTATTCAGCTCAGTGTCAAACTTAGTTGGTGGTGGCGGTGCCGATAAAGCCGCTAAGTTCAAGGCTCAACAAATAGAACGAAACGCCAAAGCTAAACGCGCATCAGGCACAAGACAAACACAGGAAGGACTTCGCAAGGGCCGGGTACTTGAGTCAGACGCTATCGCTCAGATGGCGGCGGGCGGTGGCGCTTTTGATGCTGGCTCTATTGAGCAATTAGCAGGGCTAAAACAGGCTACAGATTACAACGCTTTGACTGCATTATTCGAGGCTGAAGAGCAAGCGAAAGGAATGGATCTGGCAGCTAAGAGCGTAAGAATTGAAGGTAAAATGGCCAAGAAAAAAGGCCAGCGCAAAGCCCTAAGTACAATACTAACCGGCGCTCAAGAGGGGGTTTTTGGTGGCTAAGATACCTAGCGCGGCAAGCATATCAAGAACAATCGCCAGCGGCCAGCGTCAAGTAACCTCTATTGATACTCGTAATTTTGCCCCAACTGAGTTAGCTCAGGCGCTACGGGGCATGGTTGACGAGCGCGATCGCTATGAATCATCCAAAGCAGAATCAGACTTCCTTATCCTTAAAAACAAACAGGATAACGCTTATGATCAAGATGAAGACTATAAAACTATTGGCGAGCGCTACACGTCCAACGTGGACAAAGGTCTCGCCAAAGTATCTATGAGTATAACTAACCCACGAGTCAGAGCTGAGTTTTTGCAAAGAAACAGATTACGCATAGAGCAGGGCAAAGAGCGCATGAAAGATGTGGCTTTTGGCAAGGAAAAAGACTTCGAGCGCAATAGTGTAAACGATAGCCTTAACAGCTTGCGAGAAATGACCTTAACCGGCTCGCCTGAAGATGTGACTACCGCAAGGCAAACAGTCAACGCCAGGTTAGACTCTGCTGTATCGATGGGTTATTACTCTAACGAGCAGGCCGGTAAAATCAAGCAGCAATGGAAAACCGATGCGGCTACCGGTCGATTAAAGATGATGGCACCTAAAGACCGGGTTGAAGCATTAAAGCAGCCATGGGCTAATGATTTACCTAGTGATACTCGCGCATTACTTACCCGGCAGGCAGAAGAGGCAAGCTTTGCACAAAAGGCTGTTGATACTGTCGATGAGTACTTACTGGCAGATATGGACCGTAGCGAGGCCATGGAAAAGTCAGGCAATATTAAGGACGAGCGATTACGTAAAGAAGTAGAGCGCAGGTTTGATTACATGTACGGCAAGCAACAGGAAATCGAAACCGAAGAGCGCTCAGAAGTGTTTGAAGAGTTCTTCCTTCCTATTCGGCAGGGTGATATTACTGTTGATGACATTCCCGCCGACAAGCTCGCTGTATTAACGCCACAGCAGCAAAATAGCTTATTCAACGCTCAGGCTTCATCAGTTGGTAAGTCTCGCTCAGTAAGCGACAGAGACACAATTGATACACTTCACGGATTAGAGCAGTCCGGAAAGTATCGTGAGTTGCGCGAATTCTTCATGGCCAACACCGACAAGTTAAATGAAACATCATTTAACCAGTGGTCAAAAATAAGCCAGAAGGGAGAGATGCCGGTTGAGATTAAGTCAATGCTATCCACCCAACAGCGCATGAACGCTAAACTTCAGAACGCGCAGATAGTAGACAAAACAGCTAAATCAAAACTATCAGGCGATATGGATGATTGGTACATGAACTACCAATTTGAAAACCAAGGCAAGTTACCGCCAGATGATCAAGTCGATAAACAAATGGACCGGTTATTATTGCAATTTGATACTAGCTGGTGGTGGGGCGGCACCAAGCCGTTGTTCCAAATGACAGATGACGAGAAGCAGCAAGTTATAGGCACGATTGAAGATGATGATCCTGAATTGTTCAGAGCGATTGTTGATGCGTACTTTAATAGGGGTGTAGATCCTTCACCAGAATTATTCTTAGAGACTTACCAGAATGCCAAAAAACAAAGAGATTAACATTGATGCGCTACTTGATGAGCAATTAGGCCCAGCAGATAACGCACGTCCTAACATTAATCGCGCCTCTTTCATGAACCCTGATCAACAAGCTGAGATTATAACGCTTGCTGAGTCTCGCAATCTACCAACCGATACCGTGGAAAACAACCTGCCTGAGATTAAGCGCAGAGAGCGAACTGATTTAATCGATACAACGGGCTATCCTAAGCTATCTAAGTACTTAACTGATGACAGGAATAGCAGAGTATCAATTGATGACATCGATAACTTAAAAGGCATTGAAGGGGCTGTACGAGATTCAGAAATAGGGTTCTTTTCTAACATTGGCCGGGGCGCATTAAGCCGGGTCAACACTTTAACCGGTAACTTAATTGAATTCACCGGCACCATTGGTAAAAACTTCGAAGATTACCTGGATAGTAAGGGCGTTCCAAACCCCGGTATTATCATTGGTGATGATGGCGTTAGCTGGTCATGGGACATTCCAAGTGACTCACCTAATTTACTTCAAGGTATCGGCAAGGCTATTTCAGAGGGTGACGGCTTTGGTTATCAACCGAGCTTTACCTGGGAGAGATTCAAAGGCGATATGAACCCTAAGACCTTAGCTGGTTATATTGTAGAGCAAGGCGTTCAATCTTTGCCTGATATGTTAGCGGCGGTTTATACCTTACCCGCTTACGTTTCATCTCGAACCGAGGAAATAGCAGAAGAACGCGCAAAGAACGATGAGCGTAAAGACGTTACCAGTTTAGATCTGGTTACTTCATTGGTTCCTGCTGTCGCAGTGTCTCTAATTGAAAGAGTGGCCGGTAAAGTCGTATTAGGCAAAGGTGGCGTAACCGATTTAAAAACAGCGCTTAAAGCAACGGGCGGCGCGGCGGCTGTCGAGGCTGGCACTGAATTCATCCAAGAGGGCATTGAATATTTAGGTGAAACCGTTGGCACCAAAAAAGACCTGTCGCTTACTGAAATGGCTGATCGCCAATTAGCCGGTTTAGTTGCTGGTGGCGGCATGGGCGGTATCATTCGTGGTACCACTGCAACAGTCGAAGCTTTAGCAAGTCGCGCACAGCGTAATGTAGAAACTGCTTTAATGTCTGCTGGTGAGCAAAACACCATTGACACTATTGCTGCTTTCGCACAATCAAGCTTGACCAGGGGCCGCAAAGAAGATCGGTTTAGAATGTTTCTGAAGGGTCTTGATACTGACAAGCAAGTGTTGATTTCCAGTGACCCGTTAATTGAAGTTGTTAATTCAGGCGTTGAATTACCGCCTTATATCACCAATCAAATCACTGGTTTAGGAACTGATGTTGCTATTGATATGGAGCAATTCGCCGCCGACATCGCGCCCAACGAAGATTTAATGTCAACCTTGCGTCCTCATATGAAGATGAGCGACGAAACATTAACCCCGGCACAAATAGAAAAGGACGAAGATTTAACCATCAAGTCATTGCTTGAGCGTGCCGAAAAGAACCAGGAATTAAAAACCGAATCAGAAACCATTTACGAAGAAGTTAAAGATCAGATAGTCGCCACTGGCAGACAAAGCGAGGCAACCGCACGTTATAGCGCGGCGATCATTCCCGCATACGTCACGGTTAAAGCTGAACAAACCGGTAAGTCGCCTAAAGAAATCTACGAAATGATGGGGCTATCTATTGTTGGTCCCGCTGCTGAACAAGTTGGCGGTGATGTTTTAGAGCAACAAGAACGTGATCAAGCGATTTCTAAAGGCTTGGATATGTCAACCGATGCGCGAATTAGTCGCGCTAAAGATATGGGTTTTGATACTGATAAAGTAATGTATCATGGAAGCGAAACAGCTCTTGATATTAAAGAGTTTGATTTGACTAGGTTTGGTGAAAACTATGGTACGCAAGGACAACCAGCCATATACACAATAAATCTCAAAGAGGATGCTGAATCGTTTACTGGTACCGGGGGCGATGTAATACCTCTTTATTTAGATAAAAATAATTATGAAATAATAGATGGTGATCAACATTTAAAAGAGGTTTATGACTCGTTTGAATCTTACCAAGATCAGCCGTTTAATGATTGGGTAGATAGTTTATCATCAGATGAAGTTTTTGAGGTGCTGGATCTGGATGATGTTTTAGGCAACGAAGCTAGACACGCCAGCGATAGCGGTAAGGATGGGATTGTTTATACCGTTAAAGACTTAGAAATAGCATTAACTTTCGACCCATCCAAAATCCGCTCAGTAAACGCAGCCTTCGATCCCGACCTCAAAGAAAGCGCGGTGTTATTGGCTCAGGCTGGCGCAACACTTGACTCAATAAAGCAATCCGCAAAAGCCCAAGGTGTTAAGATAACCGTTAATGAAAAGGGCGACAAGATAACGCTAGATAAAATAATCGTACCGGATGACCAGCGAGATACAGGCGTTGGCACAGCGGTTATGAACCAGTTAAATCAATACGCTGACTCTACCGGTAAGACTATATCATTAACGCCATCCGCTGATTTTGGTGGCAACAAGAAACGACTTATTGGATTTTACAAGCGATTTGGTTTCGTGGAAAACAAGGGCAAAAACAAAGACTTTGAAATTAGCGAGTCAATGTACCGCGAGCCGGTAACATTAAAGCAAGAAGCTGACACAAAAACTCGCGCCACAATCCAGTTATTACCCGAAGAATCTATAATCAAACTTCACCAAGCAAGCGACCTATCGTCATTCCTTCACGAGTCGGCGCATTTGTTTTTGGATATGGAAGCAAAGCTATCTAACGAGTTTGGTGTTAAATATTTTGGCGATGACCAGCAAGCAATTCTTAATTTCTTAGGTGTAGATAGCTTCCCTAATATTGGACGGGAGCAACACGAAAAATTTGCTGAAGCATTCGAGGTTTACTTGCGCGAAGGTAAAGCGCCATCGTTAGCCCTTAGAGATGCTTTTGCAGCATTTAAGCGCTGGCTAACCCGTATCTATCAATCATTGACCGATCCAAGGTTACAACGTGCCGAGTTAACCCCTGAGATAACCGAAGTGTTTGATCGCATGTTAGCCACTGAAGCTGAGATTGAACTAGCAACAGCTAACCCTGCTTATGACCAATTCTTTAAATCTAAAGAACAGTCAGGAATGAGCGATGCAGAGTGGGAGGCATATCAGGCAAGGCAGTTAAAAGCCAAGAATCGCGCCACTGAAACGCTCGACACTAAGTTGATGAAAGAGTTAACCCGGCGCAAAACTGCTGAGTGGAACGAGGAAAAGCAACCGTTAATTGACGAGGAGACAGAGCGGTTATCTCAAGAGCCTGTGTACAGCATTTTAAACGACACCAAAGAGTTCCCGATGGACTATGATGCCGTTAAAGAGATAATGGGCTTCACCAAGATGCCAGGGCGGTTAATCGGCAAATTAAAGAAGGGTGGCGTTGATCCACAAGAGTATTCCGAGATGCATGGATATTCCAACGTTGAAGCTATGATTAATGAGATGGTCAGTGTTGAACCATTAAAGAAAGCGGCCAATGATGCGGCTGAAGCTCGTATGGTTGAAAAGTATGGAGACATTTTAAATGACGGCTCGATTGAGGATGAAGCGCGTGAAGCGATCCATAATGATGCGCAAGCACAGTTACTTCTGGACGAAATCAAAGCGCTCAAACCAGAGCGAGCCAACAAAATTAACCGGGCCTATTTAAAAGCTGAAGCTAAGACTTTAATCGGCTCAATGAACTTTAAGGAAATAAAGCCTAACAAGTATTACAGGGCAGAGATTAAAGCGGCTCAGCAAGCCGTGACAGCCACAGATAAGGAAAGCCAATACATTGCCAAGGTTCAGCAATTAGCTAACCACTATATGTACCGTGAGGCCGTTGACACTAAAGAGCGAATGGTCAAGCAGCGTAAGTATATCAAGTCTACCCAAACACGAGAATACAACACCAAACAGGTTAACCCTGAGTACGTTCACAACATGAAAACCCTGGCTAATTTGTATGATATGAGAGTGAATACAGACCGGGCGTTAGCTTTAGGTCAGATTGTTGACTGGTACAACACGCAGATTAATGATCCAAATCAATATGTCGCCATTGAATTGCTCGACATCAACCTGATTAAAGCACTTCAAGCCAAGCAAGACGGTGCATTGCCTAACCTGGTGGTTCCGACTTTTAATGATTTAACCGCTCAAGACCTGCAAGGGTTACATGAGATGTTGCGCCACCTTCGTTATGTTGGCGGGGTAATGTCTGACTTAGGCAAAGCAGAGCAAGCGGCTTTAGTTGAGTCAATCAAAGATTCGATTATTAAAAACGGTGGCAACAAAGTTAAAGGCACCAGGGGGATTCCGCAAAAAGGACTTGAGGCCAAGATTAAATTCAGCACTTTAGTTAATAAAATCCCATCGCTTAGAAACTTAATCAGAAAACTCGATGGTAATTTCAAGGAGCAGAAAGAAGAGGGCTTGGCTGACAAAGAGATCTACCGGGTGATCGAAGCTGCCAACAGCGAGAAAATCAGATTAGGCCGTGAGTTATATGAAATATTCGAAACCGAGTTAGGTGATATTCATCGCATAGGATTGGTGAGGACTGATGATAAAACCTATGTACTTGATAGCGGTCTGACTTTAGACGTTAACACAGAGTCTCGCTTTATGATGGCCGTCTACTGGGGAACCGAGTCAAGCCGTGATGCCATACGAGATGGTTACGGTTTAACTGATGGCGATGTGAGCCGAATTCTTGCCGACTTAACTAACGACCAAATCAGAACGGTTAACTCAGTGTGGAAGGTCAATGAAACGCAATGGCCGGAACTAAGTAAAGCATCCGTCAATATGTACGGAGTCTCACCAACCAAACTTGACCCTACACCATTTGCTATTAACGGCATTGAGATGACCGGCGGGCACATGCGGTTAATCTATTCGTCTACCAAAACAGAGAAATTAGAAGAGGCGAGGAAAACAGATTTAACCTCAGTGGTACCAACTAAAGCCGGTTCGTTACATGCAAGAGTTGGGGGCGGCGGTAAGCCGGTTAAGCTGTACACCACAAATATTAGCCAAGCTTTAGAAGAGAACACTCATTTTATAGCCTTTGCTGAAGTAGGGCGCAAGATACAGAGTATTATTAACCATCCTGATATCGTGGCAGCAATTGAGACTTATCACGGTGAGGGCTTCTACAAGGCGTTTGTGGGCAACATTGAAAGCACAGTGGCGAATAGACAGCAGCGCGAAAGCGATCAGGCATTAGCTGGCATTGCCAAGTTACTCAGAAAGGCGGCTGTCTATAAACATCTTGCTTTCAGTATTCGTAACGTGGTTCAGCAGGTATCAGCGATTGCGCCGGTAGTTGAGGAAGTTGGAGTGGTTCCTTTTGTTGGCGCGGCCCAACGATTTATCTCAAACGAAAGGCAAGATCTGATTAATTTTGTTGATGACCGGTCAGAGTTTATGAGAGACAGAGCATCGTTAGTAAACAAAGAAGCCAGCGACTTTTTAAGAAGCATTGAAATTAAAGGATCCTTCCATCATGCCTGGGATAAATTAGGGCGTAAGGGTTTTATGTTTCAGACCATGGTTGACGCGACTTTAGCTTACCCAACTTGGCTGGCAAAATACGAAGCAAGGTTTGAGCTTCATGGCGATGACAAACGCGCAGCTAGCGAGGCTGACAGTGCCGTGGCCGAGTCTGTTGGATCAGGTAGTGACTTACACTTAGGCGCATGGTTCAGTAAAAATCAAACCGAGTGGATGCGTATATTTACCTTATTCGGTAGCTGGTTTAATGCTTACTACCAGCGAATTTACAAGTCTACCAGTGGTTTGCAGAAATTCGACATGGACAGTTTCAAAGCTTTATTTGCCACACCAATTATAACGGCTGTTTTATCGGCTGTGATTATTATGGATTATCCAGACGATGACAGCGATGAAGCATTCACTGAGTGGTTAGTTAAGCGGTATGTTTACTTCATGGCTGGAACACTTCCGTTTGTCAGAGAGATAGCCGGTTCATTCAGTGGGTTTGCTCCTAAGACGATTGTCGGCGGCGGTCAAGAAGTGCCATCTCGGTTTATAAATGAATTGGTTTCCCTGGCTGAAGGTAAGCAAACGACATTAAAGGGAACAAGTGATATAATCAAGCTTGTTACCACAGTCGTTCCTGTTCCTGGCGTTGGCAATGTAACCCGGATCATGGACTTTATCGACAGCAACACGCAGGGCAAAGAAACAGGCTCACCACTTAAGAAAATTTATCAAGCGGTCACTGAGGGCCCGGATAGAAACAAATAGGAATTATTATGGTTCAAAGAACACGACTGGGCGTTACATTAAAAGAAGGCATGAAAGCGCCGGTAGTTGTTGCCACTACGCTAAATATTGCACTTCAGGGCTTGCCGCTTATTTCGGGTGTTCAGCTTGTTGCTTGTGATCGCGTTTTGGTTAAATCACAAAATGACAAAGCAGAAAACGGTATTTATATTGCAGCGGCTGGAACATGGGACAGAGCAAAAGACTTTAACGCAGAGAATGATATAACGAAAGGTCAGTTAGTAGTTGATTCCAACTCAAAGATAGTATATCAAGTTTCTTTTGTGGGCGACTTTGTAATAAATATCACAGCAATAACCTTTTTAAAAATTGTATTATCAGCAGAAGACTTTGATTTAGATATTAAAAAGTTACCTGTAGTCGTGACGGCAGCCCAAACATCAATAAGCGTTCCAGACGCACCGAGAAGCCTAAATTTAATTATTGATGGCGCACTTCAGGAGCAGAGTAAAGGCGCTTACACGTATTCATCAGGTACCGGAACCATTACCGTGTCTGAGGCATTTTTAGGTGGTGAAGATGTCGAAGTTCAATATGGACTTTTAGCGCCGGTAACGTCAATATCAATAGACGGTGTAATTGAATTTACTAGCGTTTCACAAATGATCTTAAGCCCCGATCTTGTTGTAGGCGATAAAGTTATAACATATTTATTTAACACACCTGTTTTATGCAACTGGCAAGTAGTGGAGGCATTAACAGGCGCTGGCGATATGACGGATGGAACGCTAACTTTAACAGGATCATCGCTACAGGCTAAATTACAAAAAGAAACCGTAATGTCATTTGAGCAATTCGGCGCGTTTGGTGATGACGTAAATGATGACACAATCAGGGTTAGGGCGGCATGGAATTTCGGCACATTCATATTGGGAAATCCAACATCCACTTATTTAATAACTGACCAGGTGGGAATGCCTAACAATCTAAACTTTGACGGGCAAGGGTGTAATTTTAGCTGGAATGGCACAGCAGGGGTCATAACGTATGAGGGGCGAGATTGGGGAGTATTTAGTGCGCTAGGGGTTTTAGGAACAACTATTGATACCCATGTGTTACTTTCTGATATTGACGAGTTTGAAGAAAATTCATACCCAGTTGGTTTAGATAGTAATTTTACGGGTAAAGATGACACTTATATGTTTGTCTTTGCCGGAAGTACATCCTCTAGCCCAACCCTACCAGCGTTTTCTCTAATGCCAAAATTCATAGGGGTGACAGGAACAAACGAGGTAGCAATTGATTATCGTAGCGGCTGGACCATACCCTCCGGACTAAGTATTACTTATATGAATGTTGTACCGGTTCATGACATAAACATTCGCAACTTTACAATTACAGACAAGTCTCCGACATCAGGTGACACGTCAGATTACGCATCAGCCGTCAGTATAGCATTTGCTTACAACTGCCACACATCAGGCATAACCGGCGTTAAATTCAGAAACCCCATAGTTTTCGCACAGTACAATACTGACTGTACATCATCCAACGGTAGGGTTGAAAGGCCCCAAGCGACAGGTGGAGGCCAGGGTTATCATACTCAATGGTCGTACAGCCTAAGATGTGACACTCACAAACTATCAGGGTATGAAGCGCGACACATCATTGATCACACCAAATCAGTTTATTGCAATGTTACCAACTGTGGTGATACCAACACGGCTGATGGCGCATACACTAATCATGGATCTTACGAACACGATATTAGTTATACTAATTGCCACGGCTGGCATTCAATCGGAAATAGCGGGGCGTCGTTTGGTGAGTCCTGCAAGCGGATAACAATTATAAATGGCAACGGAACCAACTTAACCGCTGCTAGAAATGTGATTGACCTGTCGGTTTATAACTCCAGATTTAAACGTGTGCTTGCCAATTCTCAAGGTTTTCAGGCAGACGGCTTAACTGTTGATGATGATGGTACTACCCTGTCTGGATTTAGCCTCTTAAGCACAACAACCGCATTAGGTAGGACAACACTATCATTGCGCGAGAATGTGATTAAAAACTCATCATTAGTATTTAATTCAGGACAGGCGTTAACCGATGCTAACTTCACTGGCAGAACGCTTTACTTAGAAAACACACACCTACGCAAGATAAACAGCAGCCTAATAAATGCCGGTGCGGTTAATATGACGGGCGGATCAATAACCGGCACGACAGCAGGTATTGAGCTTGGCGTTGACGCTTCAATTAAATTAGTGGGTACCGATACTAATTCGTTTGGTGTTAGACATTTAGACGGAGTTAATAATAGTTACTTTATTATTGATGGCGGCGAGCATACCAACATAGTTAGCACTGGAATATATTCAAATAGAATGCTAACAGGAAAAGCCAAAGCTGAAATAAGGAATGTAGAGATTGACGGCGCTAGCGGGATGATAATTGATATGCCAAACGCATCAGGAACTAATGAGATTTTTATGGATTTCTCTCATAGCACATACAGCAATGGCTCTATCACAATTAAGAATATCTACAGTGGGGCTGGTAAAATGATGTATACAAATAATTTACTAGACACGATAACTCAAGACGTTGGAGCCACATCAGGCAGACGAGTCAACACAGATAACATAACAGTTTAAGGAATCATAATGGCATTATCAAGACCGTCTGGAAATATGGGTCAAACCTATAAAGACACAACAGAGTTACAGCTTCAGAATTTAAAGGCCAATACCATTGCCAGGTTAATAAATGGCAAGCGGTTTTCGATATTAACAACTGATAGCGGGAGCGGATTATTATTACCTAATGGTAACTTTGCAAACGAACTTGCATCAGCAGTCAAAAACTTCGACACACTCGCCGATGCTATTGCAGATCCCGGGCTGGTTGGTGGTGATACTGTAAACCTAAAAGAGCGCAGCACAGGCAATGGCGGCGGCGCAACTGGTGATATAGTATCGTCGCTCACAGTGACAGTAAACGGATTTGGTATTGTCGGACATAACACGCTAGCTTTAGCGTTTGTTTTGAGATCTGATGATGTGGAGTTGGTTGATAAGTACGGCGACACTCCAGGCGATGCAACTACCGATGTTACTGCAATAATACAAGCAGCATTAAACACAAATAAAAACGTAATATTTACTCACCTAAAATCATACAAATTCGACTCCACTTTGTTCTTTGCTAACGGTCAAGATATTAATGTTAACGGAGCTAAACTTTTCGGCGCGGCGGCGACGACTTTGTTTCAAAGTGGGTTCCACAATGGGGCCGAAATACTTTCAAATTTTTCAGCGCCAGAGGATGCTTTTACCCAGGTACACACGCAAACAAAAATATACGGCGGAAAAATATTTGATGCTGGCAAATGCTTTGATGTTTACAAGATGCTATCCGGTAGCCTTATAAGCGATTTCGAATGCTTTGACGTTGATCAAATACTAATCACCAGATGGTGCTTCTTTTCGTCATACGAAAGATTGTATTACAGAGAAACTGTAGCGTCTGGTTCGTTCTTTAGCACAAACGCAAATATAACGCAGGGTAACGCTACGGTTACTGTCGTTGATGCAACTGGAATAATTGTAGGACAAAAGGCTCTCTCTCACGCATTTGATGGTGGAATACTAACTGTAACAGTCGTTGCGGGAACATCTATAACATTTGATAGAGTCGCAGACTTAACAGTAGCGGCAGGTAGTAATAAGTCCGGAATGAGCTTTGCTGTAAATGCTAAGCCAGTTTTTGATTTTTCAAATGCCGTTTCGCAGGTTTACGCGTCCCGGTTATCGGTTGGTAGCAGATGGGTTGCTTTTTCAATAGCTGATACCGCAACGTCTGTTTTTGATTTATGCGATGCAGAAACGAGCGTGATTGGATTTGATTTAATCAGGGGTGTACAGGCTGATTTTAGATCGTCACACTTAGAGGGTATACGATATACTGCATTTGATGGAACTCAGTTAACAACGTCTGATATATCAATATCTAGAACATTAATTGGCAATGTGAACGGCAGCGCTGCATTGATTGTTGATAACGGAGTCGGTGTTTTAAATGCAACCATACACAACGATTATTTTTATATCGGCGGATTAACACCTTTCGGTCAAGATGACACAAATGCCAAGGCATTATTATTAGTAACTGGGCCGGAATCTTCTGTTGAGTTAATAATAACAGCTCCACCGGCATCTCTTGAGTTTACGAATAGCCTAGAGTCCTCTACGGGGTTGAGGATAACCTCAAGATCTAATGGAACAACAAGAACAAACTGGCAAAATCGCGCAGCACCAACAACGCTGAACGAGATAAGTTATAGGTTTAGCGATACAATATCACCATCTACATTAAGTTATAATAAGGAAGTGTTACCAGCCAGCGGCCCTGATGTAATTGCTGCGGGAATGGAATGTGCAAACGCTGAATTTTTTACACATATACCTGATAGATCGGCATATGTTAGACTGATGAATAACTTTATATCTGGTTCGGTTAGAGAACCATCGGTAGTTTTTGGGCTATCAGACCCGCAAAGTGATGGTGTAACGTCTGAGGCTGCGGATATCTGGATTATAGACCCTAATGCATCTAGACCTGCGGTTGATAATGATTTAACGCTTGGTAATGCGACATTTAGACTGTCAGAAATATTCGCTGTTAACGCCACAATAAACACATCAGACCGAACACTAAAAACAGAAATACTTACAGTGTCAGAAAAGGAAAAGGCTGTTGGCTTAAAGTTAAAATCTTTGCTTTGTAAGTTTAAATGGATAGATAGCGTAGAGTTAAAAGGCGAAGGTGCTAGAATTCATTTTGGCATCATAGCGCAAGACGTAGATGAGGCATTCGCTAGCGTGGGCCTTGATGCAAACGATTACGCTTTATTTTGTCGTGATGAGTGGTATGAGATTGACGGTAAAGTAGTTAATCCGGATCTTGAGGGGAACTACCCGGAAGGTGCCGAGCTAATAAGCAGGCTAGGGGTTAGAATGAGTCAAATACACTCGCTTATACTTGCTAGTATTTAATTAAAGGGTAGAGGTAAAGCCGCCACTCCACAGTAGCCGCATTCTAATCTCCGCTACATCAGTAACGGAGATACATATTATAATTTATCAACAACAGACGTGATCGCTTCAGCAATTTTACTATTGCCATCGGCCTGGATTTCGGCGGGATTTGACGAGCTAACGCCGGTTTCGTCTAGCTCAATTACTAAAGAACCATCTGAGCCTTTATTATATATAAACTTCAGCCGGTCGTAATCCTTAGAGTTAAACACATGGATTTTGCAGCAAATAGTAGTGCCATCCGACTTTTCGAATGGCGCTATATCATACTCTGTCTGACCGGCACGATTAGTACAGCCCGACAGAATTAACACAGCTAATGTTGATACGATTAATTTTTTCATTTATTTCACCCACATATTGAAATCATTTAAATAACTATTGGAATCAGCGGCACCGTGTACGCTATTCCAAAACTTCTTGAGATAAGCTGACATCTGATATGGAGTTTTTGGGAATTTTTCAGGTTTCATAAACAGCCGCTGACGACACATAAACACATTAAAACGCAAATCATAAATTAAACGTCCGACTAATGGCGGTCGCTTCTTCTTAAAATCCTTCTCTGTGACAATGCCCATCATAAACGCATTATCCCAAATGGAATCGCCAAATTTCCATGTTGATTTATATGTTGGCGGCTCCATGTTGATCAAACCCAGTGCAGGCCCGTTGCCCATCTGCTTTAAGAAATTACCACGGCGTGACTCGTGAGCGATAATCATTGTTATCGCCATTACAGCTTCATCCGTTAGCCCTTTCGGTATCTCTTTTAACGTTGGTATGATAACCAAGTTAACTAATTGCTCTTTGTTCATAAGTTATAAACCCCTTCAGTTTTGATTTCTGGTATTGAAATTTTACCAAAATCTGGCCCGTTAATTTGTATTGCTGTTGAGCTAAACACCCGAGAGGAGTCAACATTAAAGCCATTAAAATTAACTGGTACTTTTTTTCTTGTGCCGTTGTTCATCCTTCTTGTTACTTGATAAGGAACAATAACGGCGCTCCCGTCAGACTCCATGAACAAAACACCTCCTTCATAACTAGCATTGCAGCCAAACTTTAAATGATATTGAGCTTTTCTATCGACAGTTGTAACTCCAAGCCATCGGGGGATTATCTGACCTTTTCTAAATTTAATCACATCAATTCCTTTGCGCCCATAGGCGCGTTAAGGTTGTTTAATTGCTCTGTTCTTACCAGTGGATTCGCAGCCATTAACTACGGGAATATTTTTGATGATCATTTCGCAATCATCATCAAAATAACATTCATAAAACGCGCTTAAATCTTCAGCAACAATCGTGCAGCCAACGAATCTAACACGGTGAATGAATGGCTTTTCTGCGTGTCCTGTTATGTTTATCAGCCAGCCTTTAAAATCAGTGGCGTATATTTGAACCTGATTGATATGTTTTGCGTCTGCTAGAATCTTGTATTTACCAGCTTCGACATCGGCAGTAATTATAAAACTCATATCATTCTCCTTGTGCGCCCGAAGGCGCTTTAAAAGTTAATCAAACTCACTTTCAAGTCTGTCGTTAGTTATCCTGATAACACACGCATCAGTTGCGACAATTCGACTAGCTAGGGTAGCAATCGCTTCAGCTGTCTTTGCGTTAGCCTCTGCCTGAACTTCAATGGCGCTTGCTAGCGACTCAATAGCATTAACATTATCAACAGTCATATTGATATTACAGTTAGTAATGCTAGTGCCTGATAGCTCTTTCTTCGCTTCCTGTACTGCTTTTTGGATATACTTCTCAGTTGTTGTTGTCATGCTTTTTCTCCATTATTACGTTAATTAAATTTAATCTTCCGAACTGTCATTTTCTAATGTTGATGTGCTTATCACCTCGCCATTCCATAATAGATTGACTTCGATCCAACCAGAACACATATCAAATCT